AATTTCTACAGAAAGTAGCAGATACTGGTCAGCGCGGTACAGCTAAATTAGTTGGTACTGGTAAAGGCATGACCCTTGGTGCTGAACAAACAAAGTCTCCTTATACAAATATTCCTGCACGTAAAGACTATGGCGGAAAGCCAACTAAGATTGGCGGTGATGGTGGAACAGGCGGTGAGTACGGCAAGTATCACGGCGATTCTGCTAAAGATGAGACTATTACAGATAATGTGGGCATTGAGCCAAAGAAAAATGGGGTCAAGGCAGACACTACACCTAAATTTACAGGTGGAAAGGCTGCAGGACCTGGATTTACAAAGTCTCCTCTAACCAAGAAGCCAGCCTAAGGACACAGAATGATTATGGCAAATAAGCTTTACGAATACCTATCATTTGATAGAGCACATGTTCAGCTTCTTGAAGAAGAAAACAAGATGACTGGTGGTAAAGATCTTTGTATGAAAGGTATTTTCATACAGGGTGATGTCCGTAACCAGAATCAGCGTGTGTATCCAGTTCGTGAAATTGCTCGTGCTGTAAATTCTATAACTGAAAAACTGCAATCCGGTCAATCGGTTATGGGAGAACTGGATCATCCAGAAGAACTCTCTATAAACCTTGACCGAGTGAGTCATCTAATTACTGAAATGTGGATGGATGGTGCAGATGGATACGGTAAGCTGAAAATTGTCCCAACTCCGATGGGAAACATAGTTAAGACATTGTTGCAATCGGGCGCAAAGTTGGGTGTTTCATCCCGTGGTTCCGGTAATGTAAATGACGACGGTACTGTTTCGGATTTTGAAATTGTAACAGTCGATATCGTGGCACAACCAAGTGCTCCAAATGCATTTCCGAGAACAATTTATGAAAGTCTTTTTAACATGAAGGGTGGTTCTCGTGTTTACACAACCGCTAAGGAAGCGTTAACAGAAGCCGCTGCACAGAAACAGCTTGTTAAAGACATTCAAAAACTTATTAGAGAGCTAAAAGTTTAAGGAGAACTCAAGATGACAAAGAAAATTGATGAGATCTTGAGTGAAAGCGTAAATCTTTCAGAGGAAATCAGAAGCCAAATTGTTGGCCTATGGGAATCTAAGATTACAGAAGCCCGTGAAGAAATTGCAGCAACACTCCGCGAGGAATTTGCACGCAAGTTTGAGCACGATAAGGGTGTTCTTGTAGAATCTATGGATCGTTTTCTTTCTGATAAGATTCGCGTTGAAATCGAAGAATTCGCTGAAGACAAGAGAAAACTTGTCGCAGAGCGCATTGCTTACAAGAGCAAGCTCACAGAACACACAGGAATGCTAAACAAGTTCATAACAGAAGCTGTAGCTAAAGAAGTAAAGGAACTTCATGCTGAAAAGAAGGCAATGAAGGAAAACTTTACCAAACTTGAAAATTTTCTATTGAAGCAACTTGCTGAAGAAATTCGCGAGTTCCGTGCAGACAAGAAATCCTTAGTGGAACAGAAAGTCAAAATGGTAGCTGAAGGAAAGCAAAAACTACAGGAAACAAAGTCGCAATTTATCAAGCGCGCAGCAACAATCATTGAATCCAATATTGAAAAAGCACTTCGTTCTGAAATCACTCAGTTCAAGGATGATATCCGTATTGCTCGTGAAAACGAGTTTGGACGTAAGATGTTTGAAAGCTTCGCAGCTGAATTCATGACATCGTATCTAAACGAAGGAACTGAATTGCGTAAGATGCAGAAGGTCCTTGAATCCAAAAACAAAGAATTAGCCGCATTGGCAGAATCTGTCAAGAAGAGCAAGACTATTCTTGAATCGATGGACTCTAAGCTAAAAGCAACTCAAGACCTTGTCGAAAGACAGCGTGTCATGAGCGAGTTACTTGCCCCATTGTCTAAGGACAAGCAGGGAGTAATGAAGGAATTGCTTGAATCGGTACAGACAAAGAATTTACAAGGTGCATACAACAAGTATCTGCCAAGTGTTCTAAATGAAGCATCATCGAATAAGTCTGCGTCTATCAAGACACAGCTCAATGAAGCAACATTATCTGCCAAGACAGGCGATAGAGTGAAAACCACTCAAGAAGATGTGTCTAGCGATACATCGGAATTACAACATATTTTGTCCTTAGCCGGAATTAGAAAGTAATCTTAGGAGAATTATACAATGGCAACTAAGCTATTTGAATCAAACTGGGGCGCAACAAAAGAAGCCCTTCTAGAAGGCCTTTCGGGAACCCGTCGTCAGTCAATGGACGTAGTGTTTGAGAACACTCGTAGATACTTGGCTGAATCGGCTACTGCAGGTGCTACACAAGCAGGTAACATCGCTGTACTAAACAAGGTGATGCTACCCCTAATCCGTCGTGTTATGCCTACCGTTATTGCTAACGAAATCATGGGTGTTCAGCCTATGACAGGCCCTGTCGGTCAGATCCACACCTTGCGTGTTCGTTACGCAAATACCGCTGCCGGCGTTACCGCTGGTACTGAGGCTCTTGGTCCATTCGAAATTGCTAAGGCATATTCGGGTAACGAAGTAGCTGCTGATCCTGCTGCTGCATCGACAGCACGTATGGAAGGTGTACCTGGTAACAAGATGAGCATCCAAATCTTGAAAGAAACTGTCGAAGCTAAGACACGTAGACTATCGGCACGTTGGACTTTCGAGGCTGCACAAGATGCTAATGCTATTCATGGTATCGACATCGAAGCAGAAATCATGCAAGCTCTTGCACAAGAAATCACAGTTGAAATCGACCAGGAAATGCTATTCCGCTTAGGCGCTCTAGTACCTGTCGCTCCAACTACATTCAACCAGGCTGCTGTTTCTGGTACAGCCACATATGTTGGTGATGAAATGGCTGCCCTAGCAGTTATGATCAACCAACAGGCTAACCTAATTGCTGCACGTACACGTCGTGGTGCTGCTAACTGGGCAGTTGTTTCGCCAACCGCGCTAACAATTCTTCAGTCCGCAACAACATCTTCGTTCGCACGTACAACAGAAGGTACATTTGAAGCACCTACAAACACCAAGTTTGTTGGTACTCTAAATAGCACAATGCGCGTTTATGTAAATCAGTATGCAAGCGACGGTGAACCAGTTCTACTAGGCTATAAGGGTCCTACAGAAACTGATGCTGCTGCTTACTATTGCCCATACATTCCTCTAATGAGCGTTGGTCCAGTTATGGATCCGCAAACATTCGAGCCGGTGGTTAGCTTTATGACACGTTATGGATATCTAGAGCTTACTAACACTGCCAACAGCTTTGGTAACGCAGCTGATTACTTGTCGAAAGTTGGAATTGACAGCAGCACTCTTAAATTTTATTAAATCAAAAAATTGGTTTATTGAAATTTTACAACAAAACCTGCCGAATTATTCGGCAGGTTTTTTGTTGACTTTATTTTATTAATTTGCTAAATATATTATCCGGTTCGAATGTTATAGAAACACAATGGATAATATACAGCAACTTATTTTAGATACATACCAGGCAAAACCGAGACATTTTACACAGGTCCTAAAAAGAAATAATGACGTTATTGAATATATAAAACTCAATGTCCCGTCATCTATAACATCTTTTTTGGAACAGTTGTATTTTGCAGTTTACAGAAAATCTAACATTTGTCCTAATGGAAATTTACAGCCATTGAAAACATTTAAGGGATATTCGTTTTGCGGAAGGACTGGTATATGTGCTTGTGCTAAAGCTTCGGTTAGTGCAAGTGTATCATCATCAAAGCAGAATTATACAACAGATAGGAATAATAAAATAAATGAGAAAAGAAAATTAACGACATTAAAATTATATGGAGTGGCAAATAATGGGCAGACATCTAAAGCTAAAGAGAAACATAGAGAATTTTATAATGATGAAATGAAGGTTGCCAATGTGGTGTCACAAATAAAAGCTACAAAGTTAGAAGAATACGGGGATGAAAATTATAATAACAGGATAAAATCAGAGAAAACGTGTTTAGAAAAATACGGATTTAAAAATACATGGTCATTGACCGAGGAAAAACAAAATCCTAGTTTATGCATTTTGAGGGATAAGACACAATTATCTTCTTTATATCCCAGGTTATCAGTAAATGAAATAGCCGAGACATATAAGTTACATGCCCAAACAGTTTATTATTATCTAAATCAGCATGGATTTAGGGAACCATATAAGTCATCGTTCGAACAAGAAATATTATATTTTTTAAAAGAGTTGGGTGTAACAAATGTTATAACAAATAAACGAACAATAATCGGAAAAGAGCTCGATATATTTCTGCCTGATCATAATTTAGCTATAGAATACAATGGTATATTTTGGCACCATGATAAAATACAACATATAACAAAATCATATCATAATGATAAATTTAGATTATGCGAAGAAAAGGGTATTGAACTGTTTACTATTTTTAGTGATTCATGGGAAAATAAGAAAGCTATTTGGAAAAATAAGATAAAATCTAAATTAGGTTTAGTAAAAGATAAAGTTTATGCAAGAAATACAGATATAATTGAGCTTCTTCCGGCAGAGACCAGAGATATTTTAGATTTACATCATGTTCAGGGATATTGTACTTCACAATTTGCATACGGGTTAAAATATAATGATGATATTGTAGCAGTAATGACATTTTCAAAATCTAGAATCGGCATAGGAAAAGACAGGGGTTTAGATTCATTTGAATTAGTTAGATATGTTACATCTAAGAATGTGATCGGTGGTGCCTCAAAGTTATTGAAATATTTTATAAAATTACATTCTCCGAAGATTATTGTTTCATATTCTGATAATCAGTATAGTGTTGGTAATTTGTATAAGACATTGGGATTTAGTTTAGAAAAAGATAACAAACCCGGCTATAAATATTATAATCCGGTCGATAAGAAAACCTATCACAGGTTTAAATTTGCAAAACATAATCTTGTTAAGATGGGTTATGATCCCAAACAAACAGAATTTGAAATTACAGATTCTATGGGATTATTAAGAATATGGGATTGTGGCACAAGAACATGGATACTGAATGTTCGCCCTGCATTTTCTATGTGAACTACCTGTGGATCTTTAATCCACAGGCTTTCTACTTCGTCGAAGATGCTGTTTATCAGTCATACTCGATTTTACTGAGGTGTTAGCCATACATCTTAGAACCCAATATCGAATACCTCATGAAAGACTAATACCTCTCCATAGGCGTAAATTCGGACAATTCTTGCCCTATTTGTAAATACTAACATCTGTATGTCAACCAATTCGCTTACATCCATACGACTAAAGATCGTATAGTTTTACGCTCAAGGATAAATAGATATGGTATTAGGATTGTATACGGTAAGTAAGTATAATGTCGATGACCAGGTAACGCTGCTGACTATCTATCGAAAGTTGGTATCGACAGCAGCACCTTGAAGTTTTACTAAATCGAATAATAGATTTAGTGAATTTAGAAAGCACCCCTCGGGGTGCTTTTTCTTTTTATAAATAATTCACAACCCTGGAGAATAGTATGAAACTTTTGGATAAAATAAAAAAGATAATCAAAAAAATAATAGCATTTTTTTGTGGAGAAAAACCACAATATGGCCCGACATATATAAGGGACGAGGAATTCAATAATGAACCGACATCATTTCCGCCCGGTTTCTATCAGGTAGTTCGACATTTAGGTCCAAAAGGTGAAGGGTTTAATGGCGGGGAAATAGATACTAGGAGGTCGCCATTTAGAAATGTAATTGGCGGCGGCCCGCACCATATTATTACATACGTGTTTAGTGATAATATGAAAGATTATTCTATAGAATTAGACTATACTGTGGCTGGGTTCGAAACAAATAACGGCGGAGTCTCACAATACAGCGTTGTCTATTATGCAAAGAAAGACGATAGAATCATCGGTGTTGTTCTAAATCTTTATGATAATCGTGGAAATAATTATGAACCATTCTGGGCAAATGATACTTACACTGATTTTTATTCGTCTCCGACTACAGTTGATAAAATAAGATTTCCGTTTGAAGGATATAAACTACTATCAGTGAGCTTATTACATGAAGTATCAAATCATAATAATCCCGAAATCTGGACCAGATCGAACATAAAACTAAATAAATTTATTGTGAATGAGGTAAAGGCCTGAGTATCGATTCTCCATATTCTGATAAATACAATAAAATATTAGGTATATAAAATGGCTCAGAGAATAAAAGTCCAAGATGGTCGAATAGTTTATGAATCTACAGATACATCTTATGATATCAGTATGGATGTCAAAGGACAAATGAATGTCACCAAAGAGCTAAATGTAGGTGATGATCCGCTTGCAGATGGTGTAATATCAACACCTGATGACTCACCGGTTGATTTGATCATAACAACAAATACGGACGGGTTTTCATATGGCAATATTAGACTCCAACCCACACCTAACGGAAATATTCTTTTAAATAATGTATCTTGGCCAGACGGGTCAGTAACGCCGACGCCCGGAATGTTTATAGGCTCTAGTAATGTAAATGAATTACAGTTTTACTCTTTTACAATTGGGGTCGAAGCAAGCGATTATTTATCCGAATCTAATTTAAATTTATTATATCCAAACGCACAACCGGGACAATCAGTTCTTGGTCCATCTGTAATTTATTATTGCGCAGCTTCAAACATCTGGAGAACACTTGGTGCAATAGATTCGGCAGTACCATATTATATACCGAATAACTCAACATATGTCGTTTATGAAAATAAACAAGCTTTATATAACATGCCAATTACAATCGACGGCGATTTGATAGTCGATGGTTTCTTAATTGAGGTCTAACAATGCCAATTACATTGAAAAATACAACATCTGCTAATGTGCCTATACCACCTAGCGATAAATTAACATTCTTTTCTGAATCAGATGTGCTATATACCAAAGATGATACCGGCGCAGTAACAGTTATTGGTGGTGGAACTCCGGGCACTGTGACAAATGTAACAGTAAATGGAACAAGTGGTAGAATAACATCATCTGGATCACCAATCACAACAAGTGGAACTATTACACTAGATCTAGATACAACATCAGTAACACCTGGTAATTACACCAATGCTAACATTTCAGTAGATGCATATGGACGTATCACTGCTGCAAGTAATGGAACAGACGGTACAGTCACCTCAGTAGCGGCAAATGGTACTCAAGGCGTAACAATAAGCGGATCACCAATCACATCAAGTGGTACAATTGATATTGGATTGGGTGACATAGCACCAACAGGTACATTGACGATGGCATCTGGAAAGAATATTCTGGGTGACTTCAGTAATGCTACCGCAGCGAATAGAACATTTATTCAAACATCTACGGTTAATGGGATTTCGAATGTTTCTGTAGTACCAAATGGAACAGCCACTGCCGCATATCTACAAGTAGAAAATGTATCGACTCCCACAAATAATTCATATGGACAACTTGGTATTTCTGATACAGCATTCCATTCGTCGCCAGCAGTGGTATTGAGAAGTTCAAGAAGAGGAACAGGTACATTTCTACCACTCACTATACAAACAGGTAGTGGTGGTCTAAATGGTGTAGTATTCGACACAAATGGAAATGCTGTGTTTGGTGGGGTCAATGCGTTAGCAACGAATGCCACAGATAGATTCTTATATCTAAATTCAATGGCTGGTACACCTACTGGTACACCGACAGTTCCGTTGTCGATGTCAGGCAAAACACCAATCACTGTAGATACAACGAATAATCTATTATATTTCTATTCAAGTGGTACTTGGCACGCTGCTGGTGGTGGATTAACAGGTGGGTCAGCGAATCAGATACCATATCAATCACCTTCAAATATAACAACATTTAATCCAGCATTAACATTTGACGAAGTTACATATACACTTCAGGTAGGAGACACCGCATCTCCAGGTGTTATTTCAGCAGCGGCAACACAAACACTAAGTATAGCCAGTGATGTTTCGGTTGCTGTTGAAATATCTACTGTAGATCAGCTAATCGTCAATCAAACCACTACAACTGTAACCGGAAATTTGATTAGAAGTGTAGGTACAGGAATATCTGCTGCAGGTACAGATTTATCAACCGCCACTCCTTTATTAAAAGACATAAATGTGGTAAGTACGGTACTGACAAATGAGGGTGTTTCTTTACCAAGTGAAGTTACAGGAATGACGATTGTGGTGATAAATGACGGAGCGAATTCATTGAACGTTTATCCTAGTACATCTTTGGTAACAATAGATGATTTATCTACAGGCGCACCAGCTGTATTGGCGATTGGTAAACGGGTAATGTTTATATGTGCCTCAACGACACAATGGTACACTTTGAATGCATTATAAATGTGAGTTAAAGATAGAATTTAATTATGGCAATTAAAGTCACCACACTGTTAGCGCATAACACAGAACTTTCATTAGACCTGTCGCCGTCTCTAGGGGGAACGTTAAATACGAACGGATTTCCGATTACCAATGGTCCGAATCCGGTAATTATTTCCGGTAATGGATATCCCACAGATACAGGCCTTTCCGGCCAGGTATTAACAACCGATGGTGCAGGAATACTATCGTGGCAGCCATCGTCGTTGTCGCCAACTGGCGTAATACCCGGCACATATGGCTCAACCTCTTCAATTGGAATTTTTACAGTTAATGCAACAGGTCAGCTTACCAATGCTTTAAATGCACCAATATCTATTGTGCCATCGCAGGCAGGGTTGGGTAATGTTACAAATCAATTGCAGGTTATCAACGCCGGCGGCGCACCAAGTATTAGGGAAAGCGTTGGAGTACCATCTGGACCAGACAATGTTGGTGCAATTTATATAGATCAAGTAATAACCAACGGTAATTCGATTTATCGATCTAATGGAACTACGTGGGATGTTATTGCTACAAGGCCTAATCTATATTCTGAAAAAATTAACGGATTTACAGCACCTGTTGCAGGTGCTTTTGATTCTGTGGCAATCGGGTCTGGTGCCGAAACACAACCAGGTGCTAATAATTCCTTAGCGATCGGTATGCAATCTCTTGCTAGAATCCCATATGGCTTTGTGCAGGCAGGGGGCAGATTTTCAAATAATGGTGATGCTCAGATTGGTAGATATACTGTTCGGGGGACTACTATCAATAATACACCTCAAGAGTTATTAGTTGATGGAACAGGCGGTACTACAAGATTAGCCTTACCGGACAATTCTACATGGACATTCAAGATTACAGTCACAGGACACAGAACTGACCTGGGTGATGGTCATGCAGGTTACACTGCGGCAGGTGTAATTTACAGGGGATCAGGGGCCGTAACAACAAATATTCAAGGATCGGTTCAAAAGACGGTGTTGGCCGAATCAAATCCATCCTGGGATATAAATATAAGTGCAGATGCCGTTTATGGTTCGCTAAAAATTTCTGTGACTGGCGAAAACGGTAAAATAATAAGATGGGTCGCATTAGTCGAGACAGTCGAAGTCACAAACTAAAGGAAAAATAATAAAATGGATTTTAATTTTGATACGGGTGCGATATATGGTGGTCTTCAAACCCTAGACGTAACAACACTACCCCCACTTGGTGGGACTGCCGGGGTCCTAACCCTTGTAGGTGATGGTGCCGTTACATTGCTTGGTGGAAGTACAGCATCGAGACCGGGTACACCTGTCGCTGGTATGTTTAGATACAATACCGACAATACAGCATTAGAGTTCTATAATGGAACAACCTGGTTTCAGTTATCGGTCGGTGGCGGAACCGTTACATCTGTTGGTGCAACCAGTAATACTTCTGCATTGACAATCTCTGGTAGCCCAATTACATCTTCGGGTTCATTTACCTTTGATTTAGACGCTGATCTTACCGCGATTGCAGGCCTATCGGGAACCGGATTTGCAGTTCGCACCGCGGCAGATACCTGGGCGCAAAGAAGCATCGACGGCACATCAGGCAATATAACGGTATCAAATGGTTCTGGAATTTCTGGAAATCCAACAATAGATTTAGCGACTGTAACTCAGGCAAACACAGGTACCTTTGTTAAGGTTACGCTTGATGGTTTTGGCCGTGTTACCGGTAATACAGCAGTAGTTCAATCGGATATCACAACTCTTGTTGATAGCGTCTATGTAAACGTAGCCGGTGATACAATGGCTGGTGATCTAGACATGGGTGGTAATTTTATTACCAACCTTGCAACTCCAGTAAACGGCGGTGATGCAGTCAACAAAGACTATGCTGATGCACTTGCAAATGGTCTATCATGGAAGACATCAGTTAAGGCTGCAACAACAGGACCTGGTGATCTAGCTAATGATTTTGAAGCAGGCGATGTTATCGACGGATATACACTTGTCGCCGGTGATCGAATCCTTATCAAGAATCAGGTTTCGGCAGAAACAAATGGTATATATGTTGTTCAGGCAACTGGTGCCCCTGTTCGTGCAACAGACATGGATTCTACAACTCCTACCAACGAAATTAACGGTGCAGCCGTTTTTGTTGAGCAAGGCACTATTAACGCCGACACAGCATGGGTGCAGATTAACGATGTTACTGTTCTAGGTACAGATCCTCTTGATTTCGTGCAATTTGCGGGTGCAGGATCGTACACAGCAGGCAACGGACTACAACTAATTGGCAACGAATTTTCGTTAGTTTCCCCAGTGACCGTAGCTAATGGTGGAACTGGTCTTTCGACTGCTCCTACAAATGGCCAATTGCTAATTGGTAACGGAACAGGTTACACACTTGCAACATTGACAGACGG